GTCGGCATCGATCTGGATGAGGTTGTCATCGTATGTTGCTGCCGCCGTGATGATCGAGGGCTTACGGACATGAGGGCCGGTGTCGGCATAGCCCTGGATGGTCAGATCGGCAATGGTGATGTTCACTGCCGCCGTGAGGGTGATCGTGCCGGGGAGAATGACGATGGTGTCACCGCGCCCACTGACACACTTGCTGAGTGCGCCACTGATCGTGGACAGGGGACGCTCGGGAGTCAGCCCGTCACTGCTGTCGGACCCACCCTTGCCGCGATAGGCCACCGTGCCGCCACTGACGAAGAACACCTGACCACCGGGCTTAGAGCTATTCGACCAGTAGCCATGATTGAAGAATAGAGACATTGCTCACCTCTTTTGTTTAGCGTGGGGGTTTCGCCTTTCGGCTACTCCCCCCTCCCTAGCTTTAGCCACCGCATCCGCAGTGGCTCGGTTGACCCGATACATCCTGATCGGGCGAGATTTTGACGCTTGCCAAGATTAGGCCCCTGGAGTTCCGTAAATGCCACGGGGGTCTTCCCAGCCACTGCTCTGACTAAACATACCTGACACCTTGTAGTCCTTGGTTTCGAATTCGTACTCGTAATCCGTCCAGAACTCTTCCCGGTCATACAGGCACAGACCGTGGTCGGACTTGTCCGAGAGCAGGAACCAAGCATCGGTGTCGGTGAGGTAGTTCCACACCACCACCTGGAGGTACCCGTTGAGCGGGTTGACGGCATTGGTGTCGTTCTCGGGCGCGAGAGTGGAGTTGATGAGGCGATGAGCCTCAAACTTCAACTCCTTCGGCACCAGCAGGATCTTCGGCTCGATGACGATGCGCTTGCCGCCACCATCACGGAAATCGCTGAAGTCGATCAGGGCCTGTTCCAGTGAGGTCTGCGACAGGTCAGCCGCAGTGGTCAACTCGTTCTGGTAGGTGGTGCCGTCCTCGCGGATGTGCGCCGTGGAGCATAGCTCCAGACCATCGGGACCGGTGTACGAGTTGCTAAAGGCACGGTTGAAGTGGTTCGCCAGCAAAGTTTCCTCGGTAGCAGTTGCAGACCGGGCCAACTCCTGAGCCAGCTTCTCCATCGTGCCGTACATCTCGTCGCGGAGCATGTTACGGGTAACGCGGAAAGCAGACCCGTAGTCGAGGTGAGTGAAGGTCTTGCGGAACCCTTCGTTCATCGCCACGTAGTTGATCGGCTGACCCTCCAACTTCTGGGTCATGGTGCCGACACCGCCCACGGTCAGAGTGTCCTCTTGGTACTGGGAAGACTCACGGACGTTGAAAACCTGGCGACCTACGCTTTGACGATCACTCCATTTGTCAAAAACGATATTGTCGATACCACGAAGCGTCGAATGATACGCCCACCCCGAGGTAGTATGAATATTAGCCATTGCTCAGTTCTCCTTTCTACCTTAGGGGGGTTAGATACCTGACGGGCCAACAGACCCGTCAACAGAGGCATTAACGACCTTGGTGATATGCTCGTTGCACAGGACCAGCAAACGGGCCGCATTGCCAACCTCGTTCTCCGGTGCATCGAGCAAGCGAAGAATCCTGAACCCGGCAGTGGCTGGGATGGTGGTGCCACTGAGGGTATGCGCGGAGATGCCAGTGACAGCCGAACCCGTACCCGCAACGTGATCGGCATTGTTGCCGACCATCGTCTGGGTCTGGGTGGTGCCAGTGGTCATCTGCGTGATGTAGATCTGATCGGGGTGAAACGTCACCAGCACGGTGCCAGCAGTGGACGCGGCCAGCAGAGCCTTGGTGGCAGTATCAGCCGAGGTGCTGCCCTGGCAAGAACCGACCAGGACCAGATCCCCTGCCGCAGCCGGGACGACATTGCCATCGTTCTCCTGGGAAACCACATCGCCAGTGAAGAAGGCAGTGCTGTTGGACGAGTCAACCTCAAACGGCATAGTGCCGAACATGAAGCCCGTGGGTTCGAACCCAAACGGACGATTGGTGTTAGCCATCGCTAACTGCTCCTAAATTTCCGTGATGTTTCCACCACGCTCTATGCGAATACCTTGGTGCTGGCGCGAATCCCCGCCTTTCCAGTTTCCGCTTTGCCCGCTTGCAATCGCCTTGGAGACTTGCGAAGCAGTCTGCTTGTCATAGTTCCGTCTAATCATGCCGTCATAGACAGCCTTTTCAACGGAATCCTGATTCCGCAGCAAGTTCTCCTTGCTCGACTGCAAAATGCTGTCAGCCTTGGCTGATTTCATGCGTCTGCGGCGAATGGTAGGTTCGGCTGCAAACCGCATCAACACCATCTCGTTTGCTCTGACAGAGGTGTTCTCCGTCGAACCCTGGCGTAGCCCCATATTCTGACCTTTCGCCTCGACCAGTTCACCCCCTTGTGCCTTGTATTGCTCGATCTTGTCAGGACGCACCCACCGGAGTGAGCCGCCCGCTTTCTCCACTTCCCGCTTCAACTGAGGCGACACATAAAGTGCATCGAACCTGTCGAGATCCTGCTCCACTTCGATCCCAGCCAACTCATGGAAATTCTCTATCGGCACAGGCTGATCGTTGCGGATAGACGCATCGAGGTCCTTTTTGGTGTGAGCCTGAACACAGCGAACCGTATGTTGCTCACGCAGATGGAGTCGCATGTGCTTGCGATTGGGGACCGAACTTTCGTTGACGGTGAATTGTCTGGAACAGAACGGACACTCATCGTCGCTGGGGTTCTCAGCCATCACCCAATCAATAGCCCTAGTCAGGATGTCTGACTCTTTGTCTTCTGGGGCAGTTATAATCACTGCCCCTTTGGGTTCATTGCTCACGATGTGGCTCCTTTATGTGCATTGATTGACCTTTCGGTCAGTTCCCGCAACCGGTCCACCCCCTTGTTTCGCAAGGAGGGAAATTTGATTACATCGGTGTTGATCGGTGCAGTCGGGTCAGGCATATCTGGGGTATAGCCACCCCCAGAAGGCTGTAGCGGATTGACTTTCGCGGGAGTCGAGTAGGGACGGATGTGACCAGCCTCAATCGCCGTGGTCAGCAGATGGCTTGCCAGGTAGTCCACATTATGTGGCTGGGTTTTGATCTGCGGATTCTGAGCGATGATCTGATTCAAATGTCCCTGCAATTGATGCGCTTGTTCGGGAGAAATCATCCCGGTAGTCACCATCCGCTGGAACCGATTGGTCACGTTGAAGGTGGTATTCAGGGTTCCCATGATCCGTGCTTCGGTCTGGGCCTGTACCTCCCGCAACAACGATTCCATGTCTGCCCTACTGACGAAACCGTTCTTCTTCGCCTGGTACGCGGAGTAAACGTCCAACACCCGCCTTGCTTCCTTCCCTGCATCGTCCTCGCCCAACAACTTGTTCAAGGCGATTTCTTCAGGGTCTATAGCAGGATTGGCTACCTGCGGAGGACGGGGCTGATTGGCCTGTTGCGCCATCTGCACAGCCTGTTGCGCCTGACTGATGATTTGCGCTTGCTGATGCTGCATCTGACCCAACTGACCACGCAAACGCCCCACCTCTTCCTGCAAGGCATTTTTGCTGTCATTCACTTCTTTGAACCGGTCGTACGGGATAGGCCCAGGTGAAGCCTTCCCAGCGGGCGACTGTGATGTCGGGGTAGTCTGCCCCGGCGCGGCACCGGAGGTAGCCGCAGAGTTCTCCGGTCTTATTGATTCAGTCATAGCGTCCTCATGTTACGCCCATACGGACGGTGTCAGTTAGTACTGCTTCGCCGCAGACTTGCTGCTAGCCTTGGCCCCTTTACCGGCTTTCGCTTTCGGCATCCCCTTACTGGAGCTTGCCTTGCGAGGAGAGTCTTTGCCGATCATCTTGCAATGAGATTCCTTCAAGCGAATCACCCCCTTTCGTATGGATTACAGGGTTTAACGTCATCCTGCAACGACGAAAGCGTCTTTGAGCTTTTGCACTACGTTCTCTGGGATCTCCTGGCCCAATCGGTCATACAGCGCAATGAGTGCCTGTATCCAATCTTCACCATCTTCGATCCCTACAGTCAGTACCATCGGGCGATGTTCGGCAAGGGATATCAAGATCCAACGCCCAGACTGCATCCGGTTTTTCGCAACCGTAGCTGTGATCTCCGCAGTCAAGGGTGTCCGTCTGCTATCCTGCCCCATCAGTTATTCCCGAAGACTTCCCGTTGCATTTCTTCGATCAATGCGATGGTTCTTTCGATACCATCGAGGATTCCCTGCTGGTGATTGACCTTGGTGATTGATTCTCCCCTACTTGCTGCTTTCAGTGATTCTACTTCCTTGCGGTGCATCTCCTGCATCCTTGCCGAGAACTCTTTGAACGTGGGGTTCGTCAGCCAATCCCGCTTGTAGCGGGACTCCATCTCACTCATCACCAGCCTCGTCTAGTGGGTCTTTGCCGTGCCGCCATCTCCATCCCCGCATCAGGGTTGTACGTCAATCCAGGTCTGCCCTGATATGGCACCTCCCGTACCGGTGCCGCAGGAGCGGGAGCAGGGGAAGGAGTCACAGGAGCAGCAGCAGAAGTAGGAACAGTCGGCGTGGGAAGATTTGGAACAGCCGCCCCACTAGTACCAGAGGTATCGACGTATGTTGAAGGCGCGTCTAGCTGATCTGATATTTCTGTGTATTCAAGAAAGGGTTCATCTTTGTCCTCATTTATTTCATCCTCGGGTGCCCAGCCTGGCTCATCTGAGAATACCCACTCTCCTGGCTTAATTTCTCCAAAGTCGTATAACCGTGGTCCATACTCCATCCATTCTTCTGGGGTCCAATCTTTCATTGGTGGTATAACGGGCACTTCATAAAAAAATTTTCGTTGGGGATACTCATTTACGTCAATGTCCCCAGGCGTAGGTCTAAAGATCGGCCCATACGCGCCGCTATATGTTGCTTCTGCCTCAACACTATCAACCCCTAGACCAACTAGAGCTTGGGCTACCGAAGCGGGTCCTTCTTGGAAATGCCAATCCAGCAACCCATAAAAATCCGATATCGCTTTTAAGTCGGCCTTACTTATTTTATTTAACCATGCCCATTCGTCAGTATCATCTTTCGGTGAAGGTTGATAAAAAGGGTTTATCGGAAACCTTGCCCCTTTCTCTATCTGTTTACGTTCTTTGTCATTACCGACGGACGCACTTTTACCTATTTGCTGTATTACGTAACGTTGCCAGTTTTCTACAAATTCTTTTAGCGCAGGGTCAATGTTTTTGTTGGGATGCTCGAAAATAGCCTTGGACAATGATTTTGGCGTTGCATTTTCAAGATTATACATCCACTCTAAGGCATGAAAATAAAATGGGTTCTCTTTTTCCAACTTAGACAGAAACACTTTCAGATCTGTCTGTTTAAAAAGATTCTGAGCATCTTGTGGAGTTTGCACTCGATCCCGTTGAAACTGCCCTATCTGCCACCAAATCTCGCTGGGAGTTGCCGAAGGTCTTAAATTATATTCGACCGCCAGTTCCTGTAATTCTTCTGGAGGAAGAGTTTCTAACCACGACAGAACTTGTTGATCGTCTAATCCTGCCCCATACCCCGGTCTCAAAGAGCGGATATTAACCCAAAGGCCGGTCAACGGATCTACTATAGTCCCACTCGAAGGTTCATACATCTCCCCCCATGGAGAAGGGCCTAGATACGAATAAGGGTTTTCTGGATAGCCAGCCATGACCTTACCCCATTACTGGTGATGGGAAGCTGGGTACCTGCCTATTTCCTGCCGTAGGAGACTGACGCACATCTCCCATTGCCCCCATGTTACCAACTCCCTTCAACTGCGGCTCAATCCGTTCCTGACCCAGTGCCGGTCCCTGCTGTTGGGGCTGACCGGGCTGACCGTTGGGTTGCATCATGCCCTGTGAAGCCATCAAAGCCCGTTGCTGCTGCATCATGGCTTTCTGCTGCATCTGCCGTTGATGGAGCATGGCATGGGCCATGAACCCTGCCTGGTTGGGATAGTTCAAAGCGGCATACTCATCGGAAGAGGTGAACTCCAAGAGTTTCCGCATGTGCTGCTGATCGTTGTCAGACGGATGTACCGGCGCGGGAGTCCCCGGTCCGTAGGTCATCTGCACCATTTCCCCGTTCTCTTCGTCCTGGGGCTTTGGCGACACCTGACTGATCGAGTCCTTGGGACCGATGAACAGACTCGGATCAGGCACCCCGATGGCGAACAGGTACTGGTTCTCAACCTCCCACCGTCTGCCCAGATCACTGTTGATGAACGGTGAAGAAGCTGCCAACTGTAGAATAGCCATGCCTTGCTGCTGCTGCACATGGCTTGAGAACATCCCGGCATTGGCACCCAGACGGAAGTCATACTCGCCCTGCATCCACAGTTGGTCACGGGTCATCTTGCGCGGGTCGATCCGTGTGTCCTTGGAATACAGGCGCACCATCCGCTCTTGTGGGCCGAACTGCATCTCCAGGTTATAGAAGGTCCGACACAGGAAAGCGAAGCTCTCCGCGTCCTGGGTCAAGACCTCGGAGGTGCGGGCCAGAGCCTCCTGCTGAGTGCCGACGAACCCGGTAGCGTGTCGTGCCGCCGCACCACGGGTCGGGCTGATACCGAGGAAGAGGTCCGTCACGCCCAGCACCCGCTCAACCAGGGTGTAGAGCAACTGCTCCTCTTCGTGGTAGAAGGAGGTCACCGACTGCAACTGCGGGAACCGAACATCGTTGATGTCGTCTACCGGCACCCCCTTGAGGGGTTTCAGGACGATCTGCTCAGGACGGAATGCCGATGCCGCCCGATAGAAGAAGAAGGGCATATTGGTGGCAAAGCCCACATCAATCCGCATGTTGTGGATGGTATCCAACTCAGCGGAGAGGTGCTGGACGATCTCCATCACCCCCATCGAGTAGCCCCGGTTGTCCACCCGTTGGTAGTGCATCTCCAGCAGGGGACGGTCTTCCCGCCAGTTGATGTCGCACAGCGGGAAAGCCCCCAACAGCATCAGGGGTTGCAGACAGACGAAGAACACGCACTCCCGTTCAACCCCGTTGATTTCCCACGGCATGAACCAGGTGAGGATCTCGTACTCGGGATTGGCGTATTTCTCGGTGGCCGAGCGGCGTTGGAGGTTGCGGTTGCGCCCCTCATACCGGTCATGCTGCTTGACCCGTTGCTGGTTCTCCCCTGACTGACCCGCAGTGGACCGGTCCTGGGAAGGGGCCTGGGACACCCACCAATCCTTGTTCTTTGCCTCGGAGTGCTTCTCGATGTAGTTGTAGGCAGACTCCCGCCGCTTCCACAGATACGACAGACTCTCCCACTGGCGTACGCCAACCCAATCGGCACCACCGGGGTTGTCAGGGCGGCGAGGCTGAAGGTTGAGCCATTCGGACGGGGTGATCACATCATCCCACCCAAGAGGATGGACGATGGGGCCTTGATACCGATTAGCCTCCCGCAGCCGAGTCTTGCTGTCGAAAGTGATCTGGGGGTTGCCGCTTTGGTCCAACTCAGGAAACCCGTTGGACATTTGCAGGATGGGATCTCCCTGCCGCTGAAGTTCCCGGTAGGAGTACTTGGAGTTGGTCACATACGACATCAGCCCCACGCCCACGCCATGTATCGTGCGAGACTTGGAAATCAAGGACCACATCGCCCGCGCATTACTCATCTTGGGCTGCATCAGGTACTCGATCAATGCCGCCGCATCACGGAAGGTTTCCGCATCATCGTCTTCCTCGGCCTTGCCCGACACCAAAGGTAACTGCCCCCAGATGCTCGATACCAGGCGGGTGTTTACCGAGTCAGCCACCCAATACGGCATCGGCACATGGAGGTCCGAGGCACCCGGCCAGGGGCCTTGACGTTGATCCTCGTAAGACAGCCGAAACATCGCGTCATAGAGCAGATGTTTCTTCTCCCACCGCTTACGCTGTTGGATCTGCTTACGGTATAGCTGATTGACCGTCTGTGCGATTTCCTTCATTTCATCCCCGGTGAGCTTCAACGGCTCAGGGGGAGCGAAAATCGGTGCGGTTTTCTGTATAGTCTCAGTCACTGATCAGCCCATGCTCTTTCAGGAAGGCAACCGCCTCTTTCAGCACCCCGGCCCGCTTGAGCCATTGCAGGGCATCCTCGCGTACTTGCTTATTTTCGCCCCAAAATGCTTCTTGCAGCAGCACACAGCGAAATTTCATCTTAAATGCCTCGGAAGGATCGACATCTTCCGCTTTTTTCTCGACTCCTCGCAGCCATTTGCCCTCGGCGGCGGGAATTTTGCTCCAATCTATGGCATTATATAGGTCTTGAAGGGTTGTCTCCCTGATTTGAAGCTCAGTATCCGGTGATACTGTTGCCGACATGCTCATGCTCCATCTCAGTGGTGCGTGGAATAGCCCAACTTTTGCTCATGCCCATGTAAACGAACCACAATGCCGTGCAGGAGGGCATGTATGCCTGGCGAATCCCCGATCTGGTCTTGAGAGTGTCCATTTCCACCGGCAAATTGATCACCGGAATAGGCTTGCCGTCCATTCCATTGAGGGGTTTTCCCGTTTTCGGGTCTTTGGCATGGCTCGAAAGGCCAAATTCCAGGTCACGGTGGACGGTTTGTTCGTCAGGAATGGGTTTGCCGTAGTATCCCGCCCGAATATCGAAGTCCACGAAGGTCGGCCACTGGGCTACAGCGAGGCGGGAGTCCTGGTACTCAGGCAGATAATGGGTCAGTCCTTCGGTTCCTCGTACAGATTCCACAAGATGAACAGGCCGGTCAGGGCCATACACAGTTCCAGCACGGTATTCGTCCTTCAGTTCGATCAATTTACCGATCATTTCCTGTGGCATGGAGGTTTCAGCTTCGTCCAAGACCACGAAATATCGCCCATACAGCGGCATTTCCCCACCACCTCTCCGTCTTTCCCGCTCGGTACGTCGATCCAACGACAGAATCCGTTCTCCCATCACTACGGCGAAGCAAGCCTTCTCTTCCAATGACAACCCGATGGCTGTGCGCCCCAGGTCGAGGGGGAAAACCCCCTCATGGTCCTTGCCAAGCAGGTAATGCAACCTTAACCCGTTGGCAACCGGGAAGGTCGAAAGGTGTTTCATACCAGTTCCTTGTTCGCCTCTTGCTTCATGCTCTGCAACCGCTCGTATTCCAACGCCTCGGTAAGCAAACGGAGCTTGCTTAGATCCACATCGCGCATGTGTTTGCATTCCATCAGCGGATCAACGACCACCCCGCCCGCCTTGTCGCAGAAGGTGAAGTCCTCCGAGGTGTGAAACCGCACTCCATCACGGATGCCTTCCCGAAATTCAAACCAGGGATACGGCATCTTCTCGAAAACCTCCCGATGCACCCGTATGCACCCCGCCCCGGCAGCAGCCGCACGGAACACCGACTCTTTCGAGGGCCAGGCAGAACGGGGCATCGGCATCCACCGTTCCTCTTCCACCTTGGCGTATACCTGAGGGACACCGACAAACCCGTCGAACCGGTCATAGAACCCCGACACAATCGGGTATTCCCACGACAGGAAGCGGTTGATCAGTTCCTTCTTTCTGGGCGGCACGACATCGTCATCGATCATCCACAGGTATTGCGCCTCGGTGCCGAGGAACTTTTCCACCACCACGTTGCGGGTCCGATCCACGCCTTCGGTGTTGTAGACGAAGTCGATGTCGAGGTCGGTGTGCCGCATGGCCCACGCCCACCACCGCGCCACTTCCCGATCCAGTTGTCCCGAGGTGGGGATACGAACCAGAGTCTTTCCCTTCATGGCAGCATCATCACGCTCCGTCCATGGGTGTTTTCATTGATACTGGGGTGATAGGCATGTCCCGTTTCGCCGGTAGCCAGCATCAGGGCCATTGCCAGAGCCACGACAAAGTCGATCTGCTTGGACTGTTTCTGCTTGACGATTCGCCATCCCCGTTCCGTCTGCTGGGCCGCGCACCAGGAGAAGTTGCTATGAATATCGGGATCCTGGTACATCTTCAAGGTGCCTTGCGTCAGGTGCGTGTGCAGGGTGTTTGCCGCTTGCACCATCTGCGTCTGCTGGTTGCACTCGATCAATTTGTGGCCGAACCCCGCCTCATGGAGTCGTTGGCGGGTGGTTTCAAACTGGTAGGGGTCATAGATCATCCCCGCCACCCGGTGGTTGGTCAACAAGTTCAACAAATGCGGCTCGACATCGACCACCAGGTTTACCGGGGGCTTGAAGATCCGGTGTCCCCACAGGTAAAACAACGACTGCTCGTAGTCCTGATAAATGGCAACTACAGCGGCATTGTCTCGCTTGACGGCAATGTCAACCCCAATGTAGAGTAAAGGATCTTTTGCTCTTGCCATTGCGCGAGAATTTCTTCAGCAGTTCCTGCTGAACATCCCCAAACGCCTCGTTGCCGACGATATCCCGCACAATGTGATTGGGAATCCGTTCCAGGTGGATATCGCTTTTGCCCTGCTCGGGGAGGTTGATCTGCTTGAGGGGTAGAATGTGATGATGAACTACCCGTTCGGTATGCCACATGCGCCACCACAAGGTGCCGGTCAAGTAGCCACCGTCCAAAGCCATTGGATTGTGAAAGATCTCTTCGACGCGGATTACCTGCGGCGGCAGGGGCAACTTGCTGTAGTTGTCCGTGCCTTTGATCAGATAATATGCGCCGACCTCAAGCTGCGAAGGACGCGTCACCGATACGGTTGGAATGAATACCATTTCGGGCTAGTCGCCTGGCCCTCGCCTCATGAAGTTGTCTGGACAGCCACGGTTTGCGGATGCCGAAAGTTTCCACTCCGTCTTGCCAGATTTCGACGGCCCGTTGGCAGTCTGCTTCGGACCAGACGTACTCTGCTTTCTTGAACTTATTGATAAACGTGCGCGGCAGCACCCGCTTCTCGCGGGCGTATTCCTTCAGCCATCGCTCCGAAATGCCGGTATGGGCTGACGCTTGCCGGGTGGTCATTTTTCCGAAAAGTCGGCCACATATCGTTTGAGCAAGCGGATGACGCCGGCAACTACTGCTGTCATTGCCGCAGTCTTGGCGGTGTCGTAGGAGAACTGACCGGTGGAGAGCGTATCGAGGGCGGCAACGGCACCCCCGGCGACGATGGGATAGACGGTATGGCGAATGGTCGAGGACAGGTCTTTCAGGTTCAACGAGAACGGCAAGGAACCTTTCATGCGCTTGCTCCCAGTATCTGCTTACGCAGGGTGTCCATCGGATACGCGGGGCCGGGATCACTTTTGCGTCCCGGCGAGATGTCATCGTGTCCGAGTATTTCCTTGATCGGGTACACCTTCTTCAAGGCGCGGCATAATTCCGTCACCTTGTCGAGTTGTGGTTGCGGATAGGTCTGCCACCAGGCGGGTGCGGTGTCGTTCTTGTGCTTGAGGAGAACCCCTTCGGACTCGACCAGGGTCTGACCGGCCCAGGTGATCAAGGAGTTGCCTTGCTTGTCG